TAAGGCCATCAGCATCGATATACACACCGTCAGGTACCGTTCTAGCAATAACCTGCTGCAGTTTAAGGTGGGTAATCTGAATTAAATCAGCGAACGGAATCATCCGCCGAGTTAAAGATTCAATCACGCCTTTATACATACGGGGAGCAACGGCGACATAATTAGGAAGGGCATGCTGAGATGCAGACTTAGGGCGAACCATATTCTCTGCCATCTCCCACTTAAGCAGGATATTGGTTCCCATAATCATCACCCCATCATACCACACGTCAATAGTCTTCTCAAGTTTTGTAAAACGACCCTCTTCCATCATCTCCTCAGGAGGATTAAATTGGTCGTCTTTTTCAATTACCCTTGAGTTATTGTTATCTAGGTCCTTCCTCTTATAGACAATCTTCTTAGTTGTCTTATAGTTAAAGTACATAACAGTAGTCGTATCTCTATAGAAGATATCGTTGTCATAGTACTGAGCTACGTTATAATAGTCATACCAACTCTGTCCGGACTTAGAGATAACCTCTAAATCTTCATTAGTTAAACTAGGGTCAATCTTTAAAAGCTCAATAATGGGAATGGTCTTAATCTCTCCCCAATAAAAACAATCTTTAAAGTGAGGGTCTTCGGTATAGCTGTATACCACGTTGGCCGGGTCTACATACTTAACCTCTACACCGCTTCCCTTTAGGAATTCAGTCTTAGCAACTGATATACCTATAACGGTTAGGTCATAATCAAGACGCTTACGAAGGTCATGGTAATGATTCTCTTCAAGAATAGTATTGATAGCCTCCTCTTCTGCAATCTCAATAGCGGGCTTGTACTTAAGCTGCATGTAAAGCTGAAGCTCTTCATCAGATTTAGGAAGCTCATCAGAAGGAACTATAAATGGGTCTATCCCGCTTTTCTTTTGTATTGTCTCTAATAAAGGCTTAGCCACCATCTGAGCTTCAATGGTGTCTTGAAATTTGCTACGACGGGATTGAGACAAAGCATCTTGAGCATACGCCTTAACTTTAAAAAGACGTTCTGACATCCCATTAACAACAATGTCAACGAACTTAGGGAGAATAGGAACAGGAGTCCAATCAAGATTTAGATAAGACAGGTCACCATCAACAGCTAATTCGTTTTTATATTTTGCAACAGACTGCTCTCCACGAGCATACAACCGCAGACGGTGAAAGTCTCGCCATTGACTATAGAACCTGCATTGATTTCCATCTTTTTTAAACCATTCGTATTGAATAGCCTGACCTATCTGCAGGCCAAATTCATCAGTGGCTTTTTCCGCGTCCGACACAAACTGACTTGGAAAGCCTGTAGATGAAATATTTATAGTGACTTCCTTCATCGAATTATCTCGCTTGTATTTCCGCTGTTAGTGTACCGAGCGAAGTTAACGCTAATTTTTCTTTGTTTCTGTTCAGGCAAATACACATGCTTTTGATTCGCCATGATAGCTAATCCCGAACTAATAGTCGCATCATGAGCGGTCCGATTGCTTATATCAAACTTAGCCCAATCCTCAAGAGTTCGAACGAAGGGCATCATCCCCATCTCATCCTTATCCCGAAAGGTTCCTTCTAAATCAAGACCTACATGTTTTTCAATGTAAGACTCTACAGCAGATGCATGAGACTGCTTTACATCTTCACTTGAATTTGGAATACCACCTAGCTCCCTCTCTGTTTTCGAGAGTTTAATGAATGGCTTGTCAGGTCGGTTCATACAGAACCCACGATACCCTCTGTTTTTAAAGTGATACAGAAGCCTAGGCTTGTTATTCTCAATTAAAATGGGCATACCATAGAATACACACGCCATTAAGACATCCTCAAAGAAAATCTCAGCGGTCTGAGGACGAGCGATATACTCTAGGAAGAACTCATTACTTGGAGCATCCTCCATACTAAATTTAGTAAGGCCATGAAGGGCACCGTTAGAACCTCCGCCGCCCACTACTCCCGATATGTCATAGGAGTCACATCCGAAAGCCCCGATGTGTTCATTAGCAGGATACTTAACCCCATTCTTTTCAGTGATACCGTTCTGAAGGCCCTTAGCGGGAGTCCATGTAATGTAAAACCTCCCTCTATTGTCAGGATAAAACACAACTTGCGTATCAATCTTTCCATCCTTCCACCCAAATCTTCCACGAGTCACATACTGCTCACGTATCAACGACTCAGAGTAATCAAGCTGCTGATAAATCTTAGTTAGATTAAATAACGAAGAGTTACTCTCGTCTCTAAAAGCATGAGACTCAGTTCTAGGGAACTGCCGATAGAATTCATTAAGCGCATCCGCATCTCCCTTTAAAGAATCAACCTCAGCCTGCCAATAATCTATAGCCCCATTTTTAATTTTACGATTGTCAATACCTAACACGGGATTAGCAGGAGCATTAAAAACAGGATGACCATACCTATCTATAAATCCTTCCATGTTATACTCCATCGGAATAAAGAGAGAGTATAAACCGCTTTTAGTCTGTCCGTTAGCATTCCTGCTTTGGATATCAGAGTCTTCGTAAAGCTTTTTAAAATTACTGCCGCCCTTACTAAGTGCGTTTGAGGTAGACCCCATTAGGCACTTACCAATAATTCGGCTGCCCAATCGGAGACACGTCTTAGTCACTCGCCAATTATTAAGGATGTTATTCGGCTTAATCCATTTACCGCTCTCGTCGTGAACTAAAAGCAAAAGCTTTTCTCCGTCATAAGAGTTGTCATCCGTGTTCTTCCAATCGATAGTAGTGTCAAGACCGTCTAAGTCCTGTGCCGCTACCTCGTGCATATTCTTCTTGGTAATCTTAGATGCAGGAATTCTAAATGCCAACTCTGTCTTTGGCTTATCCATACCGTCCTGAATAGGCTTAAAGAAAAACGGAAGCCGATTGGCAAGAGGAACTACCTTATCGGTAAACATCTTCTTGGCATCAGAACCTGTCTTAGACAAAATTCCTACCCTTGAGTCTTTAGCTAAGGTGCCTGTGTTTACACACTCTGAGGAACCCATAAAAGAAAATCCTGAACGTCTAATCTTTAGGTAGCTCATACCAAAACACCTGTCGTCAGCCTTGCATGCCTCCCAAAAAATATAGAATATTCGATTGGCCTCTCTGAAGTCAGGGTATCCAATATCAATGGAGGCCCACTGAAGATACATATAGTGTGCTCCCGTTATATAAGTGGGAACACCGTTGTTCATAAACCAATACCCCTGCTCCCTAAAATCAAACTGCTCCTCGATATAGTCAATCCAACTATTCTTAAACGGAGACGGCATATCATTCCATTGAAAAATAGATTGAATACGTTGAAGAGGGTTAGGGAGTTCTTTCCTTTCCCAATAGTTATTATCCTTCAGTATCTCTTTAGGAGTAGGAGGAAGAGCAACGTTAAGTCCTGAAATATTAATAACCTCCCCGACCTGTCCGGACCTAGAAATTATAATTACGTCATACTTCTCGTTGTATCCATAATGCCACGTCTTAGCCCTGTTCTTATTGGCTAAAACGGAACGAGGGATAAACCCCTCCATTACTGAATACAAATTATTTTTTAGCTCTTTGTTCTGCAAACCCTTGCTTACTATCGGTTCTACTTGAATCACTATGTAGCAAGTTAAGCGCTTCTTGTTCTGACTCTACCCTACTTAGAATATCAAACGCATCAAATATGCAAAGCTTCTTAGTCGCTGCCGCATTTTTTAATCGGTCAGCCGCTAATTCATCCTCCGGGTCAGGCTTAATAATATCCTCTTTAGCCACCTTTATAAGCTGCTCTACAGCCTGATGAGCTGCAGCAATAATTTGAACCTTAAGCTCTGTAGGAGTACTCATTATAGGGTAAGTGTTATCTGATGGTCATACATACGGTAAAGCTTTTCCCCGTCTACCATAAACTCATACTCCGAGTCGGGTTGAAAAGAAACACGGGTACCCGATACCACACCTCTATCCATTAGATAATCATTGGGATACTTCATAATACCCATCAATGGCTCTTCCGATGTAGGGCGCATAATCATAGCATCCTCAGGAGGCACGGGCTTTACAAAACAATAACGAGAGTAAGGCTTCCAAACTCCGTCTTGCTTATACATAAAGAACTGTTCAGGGTCCACTAAAAAAAGCTCATCCTTAAAAAAACTTTTCCCACTCTGCTTCTTTCCCTTAATGTCGTTGTAAAACTTAAAGACATTATGATGAACAAGAAGGGTATCCCCCTTTGTTATAGGTCCTTCATATCCAACAGGGACTTCCTGAACTATAGCAAGCCTATTGGACGCAAGATGGTTCTCCTCAGAGGTGCTAGTAATTAGCTCCTTATCTCCAATCTTCTTCGTGTTATCATACCTCCTATCCCCGACAGGTTTAGCTATAAAAGAAAAAGGTGAACGCATTAAATATTAAGATTGTATTCTATAGAGACGGGCATAGTTTGACGAAACTCTTTCCATAGAAAGACCTCCGCTCCTTTCTCAATCCAAATTAGAATTGAAGATGTAACATCCTCCTGCCTAATATGATGAATGGTATACGCACCACTCAACACCTCTTGTCCTACGATATAGTGCATAGCACCACCCTTGTAGTCCGACCCAATTGATATTTTACGGATATCGCGGGCCATCTATCTCACCGCAACAACGGTTGCATTAACATTACCAACTATCACACTAAAGGAGGTGCCTGAACTTAAGAACACTTCAAAGTAATCAGCTGTTGTGGCAGTCTGAATAGTCTGAATAGTAGTGGACTTATAGTCGGTAGCTGAAATAGTCTGCTCGGTATCAGCCAAAGCAACTCCATTCTTATAAAGAATAAAATTGATAGAAGGAGAACCCGCGACAGGCTCCGTAGAGACTACAACGGTAATAAGAAAGAGGTTAGTAGTAGGAGGAGTTCCCGAATCAGAATAGGTTAACCGATTAGTAGCCGCCGCCCACTTAGAGGCTGACCCCTGAGTGTAAGCATTAGCAAGAATTACAGGACTACCTGCGAGTACAGTAGTAGTACGAGTAGTAGAATACCCATTGAGATGTCCTGAACTCAGGGCAAAGATGCTTCCAATAGTATAGTTCTTGGTAGCATCTAGATTCTCAGCATCAGTTCCGATTACAAAATCAGCAAGACTGATAGCAGCATCAACAGGGTATTTACTAATCTTAGCCATCTTATTCTTTTGGTGTTATTGCTCCGGTTTCAATATTCAAAGTAATATCTACCCCATACTTTTCAGTGATAGATTTTTCTACTTCCGCGAATTTATTCTTTAGAGCACTCATGTTTAAAAGCATCTCTGCCTTTGCCAACACGTTGTCTGCAAGCTGAAGCTTAGCTTGGTTAACTTCTTGAAGCGAGTCCCGCAAATTCTTAAGTTCGTCGGGAGTAAGCGCGGTGGGCTGATTTTTCTTAGCCATAGTAAATTAAATTAGATTGGTTCAAATATAAGAATCTTCTGTAGATACTGACGTAATAAAAACAAGTTACTACATAAGCGACTGAATAGCTTCTATATCTTCACGGGTTAATTGACCATCAGCATCATGGCTTAGTTGCATCCCGACCACTACCGCGTCTGAGTATATTCCAAGAACATGATTTATAAATAATTCAGCACCCGTAACTACTACCACCGCATCGATTTGTTCTTGTGTGTATTGCATTACATTAAGGATTGGTCTGCGTTTAGTAGGTTGCAGGCAACTGCCGTATTTAAATAGACTTGCTCACCTGTAAACGCTCCTGTATTCGATGCCATGATGGTAAAATATCTCAAACTCTGACCACTATAAAACCTAATTTTA